CATAATGAACATAAGTATAAGATTATTGAGTATAATGACAGGGAGGTGAAATAATGGCACATTACGCATTCTTAAATGACAACAATACAGTTACAGAAGTAATTACAGGTGTTGACGAAGATCAGAAAGACGATTTACCAAGTGAATTTAGTTCTTGGGAAGAGTTTTATTCAGATTTTAGAGGTCAAACTTGCAAGAGAACTTCTTACAATACTATAGGTAATGAACACAATGATAGTGGGACTGCTTATAGAGGTAACTATGCAGGTATAGGATATGAATATGACGAAACAAACGATGTATTTATAGCTCCTAAACCTTATTCAAAATGGACTTTGAATGAAACTACTTGGCTTTGGGAAGCTCCAGAAGCTTATCCAGATGATGGAAAAGATTATGTTTGGAACGATAACAAAGGTGAGTGGGAAGAAGTTGAATAATGTCTAGTGAACTAAAGGTAGATACTTTAGTCGAAAAAACTACAGATAATGGTTTGGCGGTAGATGATCACCATTTTATTGACAATATAGTAAAACAATCAAACACCGTTGGATCAGGATCTATAGGATCTACAGAGAATGGAGCAATTATAGGGCCAGCAAGTATTACAGGCACTTTGACTGTTGCTGGTAACTTAAGGATATTATGAGTACATTAAAAACAGATACAATATCAGAAAAGACCACAGATAATGGTGTGACCATTGACACTTTCAAAATGAAAGATGGTGTTATGATCTCCGCTAACACTGTAGCTAGTGGAACAATTGGTGCATCCGAAAATGCAATGGTAATTGGTCCAATAGGTATAACAGGCACAGTTAATGTGTCTGGGAATATGAGCGTATTATGAGTCAATTAAATGTAGATACACTAGGAGCACAGACAGGAACTTCTATATCTGTAGCTAGTGGTCATACAATATCTGGTCATATATCACAAGTAGTAAATGCAACTGACACAACAGTTGCAAGTTATACTTCTACAGCAGGACAAGGACAAAAATTAGGAAGTTTGCAATTATCAATTACTCCTAAGTCTACATCCAGTAAAATATTTTTGATGACTTCACTTATGATAAGTGGGCAAAACAGATACTGGGAAATGAATTTTTATAGAGATAGCACAAGACTTGGAGATGCAGATACTGCCACAGGAAGTAGAAGAAATATATTTCATCAAGCAGGAATAGGAGATTTTACAGATATTATATATCAAATGATACCTTTTCAAATGCACTATTTAGATTCTCCATCATCTACATCTGCTATAACATATTCTGTTTATGCTCAAAGCTATTCTACCCCTACTATTTATTACAATAGACCACAAAATGATACAAATGCTGCCTATATACATAGAGCAAGAAGTGTTATTACTGCTATGGAGATAAACGCATAATGAAAGTAAATATAGCAGAAGCAATATTAGCACTAGAACCAACAGCTAGTTTTGGTGTTATAGATGAAGATTTGGATAATATAGAATGGTATTCTAAAGATGTAACACAACCTAGTAAATCAGATATACAAACTAAATTAGATGAGTTACAAGCTATTGAAGATGATAAACAATATCAAAGAGATAGACTTGCAGAATATCCATCATTACAAGATTGCATACACGCATTATTAGATGGTGGAGATACTCTTACAGATTTACAAGCACTAAGACAAGCAGTTAAAGATAAGTATCCTAAGGAATAATTATGAGTCAACTTAATGTAAATACAATTAACGAAAGAACATCCAATAGTGGTGTAACAATTGACGGTGTATTAATTAAAGATGGTGCAATACCTTCTGTTACTGGTTTATCTTCAGCACAAACATTTAGATTAACAGCAGGAATTGGTGGTGCAGTAGATGCCGCTATTACTTCTAACTGGGAAGTACCAGATACAGAGAATCAAGGAAATATGGGTAGTCTTGTATCAGAAAGTTCTGGAATATTTACTTTTTCAGAAACAGGATATTATTTAATTATTGCACAAGGTTCTACAATAACTAACACAGCAGGAAATGTAACTATTGAAGTTCATATAACTAATGACAATTCAACTTACACTATGGTTGCTGATGCTAGAACTTATAGCTCTAATCAAAATGATACAACTATGACACATACAATAGTTGATGTAACTAATGTAAGTAATGATAAAGTTAAATTCTTTGCTGATGTAGATCAATCAAACTGTGAATTAAGAGGAAGTACTACACAAAATCTTACTTGTGTATCTTTTATGAAGATAGGAGCGACATAATGACAATAGGTGTAGCAGATGTTATGAAATACTTTAATCAAGGAAAAATGCAATGGTGGGGTTGGGAAGATACTTCTGCTGGTGAAGTTTATTCAAACTTAAAATTATTAGATGACACAGCAACAATGCCTACTGAAGATGAAGTTAATGATAAGATAGCTGAGATGCAGATCCAAGAAGATAGAAAAATTGCTTATCCAGTAATTGCTGATCAATTAGATTGGTTATGGCACGCAATAGAAGATGGTAACTTTACAAATGCTAAAATGAAGAATACAGATTTTTATACAAAACTAAAAGAAGTTAAGGACGATAATCCAAAATGAGTACTATAAATGTAGATACAATAAATGAATATACCTCAGCAGGTGGTGTAACTATTGATAGTGTTACTATAAAAGATGGTAAAATTACATCCTCAAATGCAACAGGTTTAACACTAATTAATCGTACTTCATTTACTGACTCTGCTTCAGTAACAACAGATAATGTATTTACAACAACTTATGACTTTTATAAAATAATTTTAAATGTAAGAATTACTGATGGTGGTAGTTCTACTCTTGGAAGATTTAGACTTAGAACTGGTGGTGCTAGTGGTTCTGATTATTCTTCAAGCAACACCTATGTGCAACACTATGAGTATATGCCTTTAGGTTCTTCTACAGCAGATACACATTCAGGTGAAAATGCAACAAATTATTTTACTCTTGGTTCTTTTGGTACTCAATCAAGTAACTGGGAAATATTTATAGGTAATCCAATGATAAGTGGTGTAAATACACACGCACATTACAAAGGAACTATGACACAATCTGGAACTGATTATGCTTATACAGGATATGGTGTTCTTGATGTTTATGACCAAATAACTGGTGTATCATATTTTTCATCTGATAATTCAACAATATCTGGTTCAGTATCTGTATATGGGTATGGTAAATAAATGAGTACAACATACGGAGATAGACCATTAAGAGTTACTTTTACAAGTAGCGATAGTAGCGGTGTCGCAGAGTTCTTTGACGGCTCAGAGACTGGTGCTATTGGTATTACAGTACCTAGATTTTCTACAACAGAAAGAGGCAATTTAACCGCAGGATCAGTAAAACAAGGCATGATCATCTTTAACGAAACTGATGGAAAAATGCAAGTTTATACAGGATCTGATGGATCTAACACCGCTTCTTCTTGGACAGATATTGGTGGTGGAACAATTCTTGCAGACGCAGACGGCAATACAAATATAGAAATAGGTGCAACTACTACTGATGAAATAGATGTAGATATAGCAGGAACCAAGATGGCAACATTAGATGGAGCAGGAATAAATATTGAAGCTGGTGCAGTAGGTGTAAGACACGCAGGGACAATATCTGCAACACAAACTATTGCAGCTGGTGAAAATATAGGATTATTTGGAACAGTAACATTTACAGGTACAGTCACAGTGGCTGGAGAAATGGTAGTTGTATGATGAAAAAGATCGAGACAAGTATAGTGAAATGGAGATGGACAGCTTTGATAGTCTATCTTACGATCTGTATCTATGACTTTATGGTAGTACCAATTTATTATGGTATAGCAAGAATGGGACTAGATCTAGCTGATTATATGTCTCACTTACAAGAAATTGAAGATCCATTAGTGCAAATGGAATATCTAAAAAAACTTGTATCACAACACGAACCTTTCACATTAAAAGGTGGAGGATTATTTCATCTATCTTTTGGAGCAATACTTACAGGTAGTGCATTAGGAGGATCTAAATAATGGGTAAGATAAAAGCTAACGAAATAGAAAAGCACGATGCTTCTCAAATAACAATAAATTCTGATACCCACATGAAAGCTGGTACAACATTATCAGTTGACACAATTGCAGAAAAAACTTCTGGTGGTGGAATAAATTTATCTAATAATTTAGGTCTTAAAAGTTATACAACCTCACAAATTAATTCTTTATCTGGAATGACTGAAGGAGATATTGTATATGATTCTACTTTAGGAAGTATTTCAGTTTACAACGGTACAAAGTGGGCAGCAATGTCTAATAGCACATACACAGTTGATGTAGATTATTTAATTATCGCAGGTGGAGGAGCTGGTGGTGGCTCTGGTACATCTGGTAATGGTGGTGGAGGTGGAGCTGGTGGTTATTATAGCTCTTATGGTTCTGATGCCTCTGGTGGTGGAGACACTGCACTGGATGCTCAAAGTCTAAATGTTGGAACTAACTATACAGTAGTTATTGGTGCAGGTGCTGCAGGGGGTTCTACTTGGGATACTGCTGCTGCAAATGGTTCAAACACACAATTTAATACACTAACTGCTACTGGTGGAGGTGGTGGTGGTGACTATAACACAAACCCATCAACAGGTGGTTCTGGTGGTGGTGGTACTTCTGGAACATCTGGGGGTAGTGCTACAGGTGCTGCAGGTACCTCTAATCAAGGTTTTGCAGGTGGTAATGCTTCTGGAAATAATGCAACTTACGGTGCTGGCGGTGGTGGTGGTGCTGGTTCAGTTGGTGGTAATGCTTCAGGTACAACGAATGGTGCTGGTGGTGCAGGTGGTACAGGTCTATCAGGAACAATCACAGGAAGTGCTGTAGCGAGAGCTGGTGGAGGTGGCGGTGGTTCTGATGGTACTGGTGGTACTGCTTCACACGGTGGTGGTGCTGGTGGTGGTGCTAATACAGCTGGTACTGCAGGAACAGTCAATACTGGCGGTGGTGCAGGTGCAGGTGGTCACTCTGCTGCAGGTGGTGCAGGAGGTTCTGGAATAGTAATTTTAAGATATTCAAATATATACAACATAACAGTAGGTGCAGGATTAACAAGTTCCTCTTCAACAGACGGCAGTGATAAAATAACAACTATAACTGCTGGTACTGGAAGTGTTAGTTTTGCGGTGGCATAATGACATTAAGATTTATAAAGACTGCTACAATTACGAAGAACATTAGTTCAGAGGAGATCTAAATGGGTAAAATAGTAACAGACGAATTAGAAGAGCGTGTTGGCTCTGCTGGAGTAACTGTTAACAGTACTATGAAAATAGATACTATAGCTGAAAAAACATCAGCAAATGGTGTAACTATAGATGGTGTAAATATCAAAGACGGTGGAATAACTACTGATCTGGGATATGCAGACATTGGATTAGTAATAGCGTTAGGATAATATGGCAAATACATTTAAAAATGCTTATCATGATGTAACCACATCTTTAGCTGCTGCATATACAGCAGGTAGCGGTGTAACAGCTATCGTATTAACTTGTCGTATAACAAATGTTGACGGCACAAACGATGCTACTGTATCAGCTACTGTAACAGATTCATCTTCTGGAGAAAGCTACATAGCTTACACTATGAATGTCCCTGCTGATTCATCTATAGAATTAGCTGGTATGTCTAAGATCGTCTTAGAAACAGGAGATATTCTAAAGTTGCAAGCTTCGGCTGCTTCAGATCTAGAAGCTTTTATATCGGTACTTGAAATAACTTAGGAGGTAAATTATGCCTTATGGTTATTTAGGAGTAAAGCCAAATCAAAAAGTCAAGAATGCTGGCATCCTTGATGTCACAGATACAGCAATATTAAACAAAGACGGTCACTTAGGTGGCTCTTGGGAATTAATACAAACGCAATCTCATTCAAGTAATGTAACCGCAGTTGATTTTACTTCAATTGAAGAAAGTAAATATGATGTTCACTGTTTGGTAGTTCAGAATGTTGTTTTTACTAGCCAAGATGTACCTGCTTTAAGATTTAGAGAAAGTGGAACTTGGGAAACATCAACAGGTTATCAAACTGCCGAATATTGGATGGCGAGTAGTAACTCATTTTCAGAAGTCAGAGAAACAGATCACGGCTTTATATTTATAGGAAATGATTGTTCAGGACCAACAAATGCTGTTGTTCATATTTATGGTGCAGGAGATAGTGCTAAATATACTACAACAAATCATTACAGTACAGATCAAGACGCTGACAATGGTAGATTTGTTCAAACTTTTGGTGGAGCTCAATTAAAACAAACAAGCGTTGTAGACGGAATTAGATTTTTAAGTTCAGGAGGAAGTGCAAATATGAGTTCTTACAAAATAAGTCTTTATGGAATGAAACAGTTATGAGTAATTTAAGATTAATTAATGAAACAAGTATTAGTTCAAGCGTTAGTTCTTTTTCTGTAACTGATGTATTTACTAGTGATTTTGATATTTACAAAATAACAGCAACAGGTTTGTCCACAACAGGAACTGATTATACAGAAGTAGATTTTAGATTTATAACAAGTAGTGGAAGCGTTGTAACAACAAGTAATTATCATTATGGTGGTTTACACATGTTAAATTGGACAGGATTTACAGATTTATATTCAACGAGCCAATCAAAAATAAGAAGATGTTTTGCAGAAAGTACAGATCAAGCACCAGAGACTGCAAGTTCTAATTTATGGGTTTTTAATCCAGCTGTAGCAGGTAGTTATTCACAGGTGTTGTATCAAAATACAGGTTATTATGGTGGAAGTTATGGCTCGTCAATGTCAGGTTTTGGGATTTTACAAAAATTAGGAACATATACAGGATTTAATGCTTTTGAAAATAATGGCTCACGACCTTTAGCTAGTGGAACATTTAGAACTTATGGACTGAGGGTTGATACATAATGAATTTAACTCAAGTAGATACTTTTACTCTTACAAGTGCAGCTAATACAGTAACTATTGGTGGTGGTACTGGCGGTAGTTCATCTACAAACTTTGCAATAAATACAGATGATGTTTACGCATTATTTTATAGAGATGTTTATATGACAAATGATGGTGCAGTTTCTGCTGTAAGATTAACAAAAAGCGGAGATGGAACTGCTGTTACTTCGGTTTCGTATGCTAATGCGAGATTAAATATATATGCAAATCAAGCTCATTATGACGCAGCTAATCAATATTTAAGTTCTTTTTCAATGATTGGTTGTGGTACAACATCACAAGAAAGCCAACAAGGTGTTTATTGGTTATACAATTTTAATAGTTCAAGTTTACATTCTTATGTTAATTGGCACCAACAAGTAACCACTGAAACACCTGAATATGTAGGACCTGTTGGTGGCGGACAATTAAATGTAGCAGAGACTCACGATGGTGTACAATTTTTTGCTAATAGTGGGAATATTGCAAATGGTACTTGGACTTTATATAAGGTAGGTAGCTAATGAGTAATAGATACGGATATTCAGGATCAGTAGGGCATACACAGGCAATAAAGTCTAATTCTGGTGTATTTTCACCTAATGAGATTATTGATCTTGATCTAGACAATGTATGGTTTAATGCTGGGCAATTAGAATTAATACAAACACAGACTATAAGTGGTGCTACTGCGAGAATAAATTTTCAATCTCTAGGAGATTATGATGTTCACTTTATGACAGCTAATGATATGCACAATGAAAGTGATAATAGAAGAATAGGTGTTCAATTTTTTGAAAGTGGAGTATTAGAAGAGGGTACAGTTTATGATGTGGCAAGTCAATTTGGAAATGCAGCTGGTACTTTTATTGAAGTTCAAGGTAGTGGCTATGGAAGTTTAAGGTGGGGAGATAACTTTGGTAGCAATACTAATGAAACTATGAATGGTTATATGTATTTTTATAATTTAAAGGATAGCACTAAATATAGTTTCGTAACACACCAAGCAACAACTCAAAGCAATTCTAATGTTAGTTGTTTTGAATTTGGTAGTGGAGTTATGAAACAAGCAAGTTTAGTTGATGGAATTAGTATTGAAATAGATAGTGGTCATAATTTTCTTAGTGGAACATTATCACTCTACGGAATAAAGGAATATTCATAATGGCAACAGGTTTAGAATTTATAAAAAAAGTAAGTGGAACAGATATTACTACACTTACTACACCACAAGTTTTTAGTGCTAAATATAATGTTTATTATGTAAATGTTCAGTGGGAAAGAGTTACTACTTATCCAGAAGTTTATATGACAGATAGTAGTAATAATCCATTAAACAACAGTACAAATGATGTACATTATAGAGGTGCAATGTTAGTTATGAAGTCAAATACAAGTTTTGCTGAACACAGAGTTGGCACTGCGACTTATGTTGGTTGGCGAGAATTAGGTGTGTATGTAGATAATGTTGGCGAGGGCTATGGAATGAGCTTTTATGTTTATAATCCTTTTGACAGTTCAAAATATACTCATGTTCAAGCTCAATCCGCAGGTATGGTTTCTGATAATTTATATGGTGGTAAATCAATTGGTCTTTATGAAAGTGCAGAACAATGTAATGGATTACATTTTGGTAATAGTGGTGGTACTGCTTGTAAATATATAATAGCGAATATATATGGGGTTAAATAATGGCAGGTAGTTTAGTTTTATTAGATAGCGTTACAGCAAGTTCAAGTGCAAGTGTTACTTTAGGAACTACTGATTGGGATAATTCTTACAATGTTTATATGGTGGTGTTAAGTGATGTTAAACCTGCAACTGATGATGTTAGATTATATATGAGATTTACTAAAACAACTGATAACTCTGTTGATAGTTCAAGTAATTATGATTTTGCTGAAATGACAGTTAAAACTTATAATGCTTTTGAAAAGAATGTTCAACAAAATGATGACGCTTTTATATTAATGGGTCAAGAAGTAGGAACAGGAACATCTGAAACTGCTAATGGTATTATCTACCTTTATAATTTTAATAACGCTAGTGAGTATTCATATCACACAATGGAAATGACTTGTTTAGATGACAGTGCGCATTTACATGGCGCTCAAGGAGGTGGTGTGTTAACTGTTGCACAAGCTACTAATGGAGTTAACTTCTATATGGGTAGTGGAAATATAGCTAGTGGCGAATTTAAACTGTACGCATTAAAGAAATAAGATTTCTATAAAACATAGTAAGATAGGAGATATATGGCAACTATAGAAGAACTAAGGGTTGAAGCGACTTCAGAAGTTGAAGCCGAAAAACCTTTATATAAACAAGTTAATAACGATCGTATGGAGTTTGACTCTGATGATTATGATCAAGTTATTGAAGATAGGGCGCAAGCTAAACTTTACGAGCAAGATCATGGCTATAAGGATGACAGAGCAGCTGAATATCCTAGCATTCCAGATCAGTTAGATGACATTTACCACAATGGCATTGATGGTTGGAAAGAAACAATCAAAGCTACAAAAGATAAATATCCTAAACCGTAATAATTTTTAACCATAAACCACCATTTATGGATAAAAGGCAGGTACCACCACACAACCTGCCTTTTATAAATTTCAAGTAAAACACACAAACTGTCTTTATCTATGTTTATAATGGTGTAGTAATAATTGATATAATTAATCAAAGGAGATTATGGAAAATCAAGAACTAACACCAGAACAAGCAGTTGATCTAGCCAATAAAGCTATGGCAGAGAATAAAACACTCAGAGCAATGCTTGCAGACACTGCTGAAAAAATAGCTAATTTAGAGTTAAGAAACTCTGAATTTAAAGTACAAAATAAAACATTGTCTGAAGTTTTGGCTTCTGTGACTGGCAAACCTGTCAGCGAAGAAGAGTAATCTTGTCATCTTTGAATAACTTTGCAAAGACAAGTAACAAAAGTGGACCTGTTGCTTGGCGTGAACAAAGTGATTCCAACAGGGCAGCGTGGATAGAAGCATGTCAAGGAATACAGAACGGAATTTCAGCAAGAACCGCTGCAAAGTGGTTAATTACAGAAAAAGGATGTACATTAATGCTTGATACAATAAGAGTGCAGTTAAAAAACACTATGGATCGATATGTCAAGTCTTGAAGACTACAACAAGAATAATAGTGATTTAGAAAACGCAAGACATAACAAAAAAAACAAACACCCTAGTGGTTTTGAACCTGGTTACAAAATTAAGGGTGATAAAGGCGAAATAACATCAGAACCACAAAAAAGTTCTGATATACAAGTATATGACGACATATTAAAACAATTGGATCTAGATCCAAAATTGTATGAAGTTATAGAACCAGTTGAAGTAAGAACTTGGGACAGTCCGACTGATGGAGGGACAAGGCTTTATTATTATAAGGCCAGAATACAATCAAGACAAAAAATAGAAGCTGGAGATCCAGACTACGAAGCTTTATTAAAGGAAGTTAAAAAGGTTAAAAAGCCAAAGCTCCCTAAAGTTGATAAGGATGATTCAATAGTTATTTGTTGGAGTGATTGGCAGTTAGGTAAGCCTGATGGAGATGGTACAGCAGCGATAGTAGATCGCTTGAATCAAATGATACCTGATTTTACTGATCATGTTAAAAAGCTAAGAAAAAATGGTAAGAAAATTAAAAACTTATACATATTAGCTTTAGGTGATATTATCGAAAATTGTAATGGACATTATGACACACAAACTTTTGGTGTCGAGTTAAATCTTAGGGATCAAGTTAAGGTTGCTAGAAGACTTATGACCAAAGCAATAATGGAGTGGGCTCCGCTGTTTGATAATGTTGTAGTTTCGGCAATAGCTGGAAATCATGGAGAAAATCGCAACAATGGTAAAACATACACAAACTTTGCTGACAATCATGATGTAGCAATAGTTGAAGCTGTGCAAGAAATATTATCTACTAATAAAAAAGCATACGGTCATGTAAAGTTTCTAATACCAGAAAGTGAATTGTCTGCAACAGTAAACATTTCAGGAAAAATTGTTGGGTTAGTTCATGGTCATCAATTTAGATCAGGAATTAATGTAAAAAGCAGTAGGTTTGCATTTGATAAAGGTATTAAATGGTTTGCTGGACAATGTATGGGTAGAGAACCAATAGGTGACGCAGACATGCTTGTCTGGGGACATTTTCACCACTTTTTTGTACTATCTAATCGTGGTAGGTGGTTTATGCAATGTCCATCTGTTGACGGTGGATCTGAATGGTATAAAGATATATCAGGTGATTGGTCACCACCAGCACAAGTATCATTTACTATATCATCAGAAGATAAAATGTACTTTTGGGAAAATTTAAAATATTTACCTTATAGTAGCTAAATACCGAAAATCCTATATAAATTAGTAGAATAGTCTTATCTATGATATTAGAAGTTTTAAGAATAAGTTCACAAGCAGATTCAACAAGTGGTATCTTATTTGACATTACAGACAACAAAAGAAAATTTCTTTGCTACACCATCGAAGATGAATATCGAGCAGAAAAGGTAAAACATGAAACTAGAATACCTGCTGGTATATACAAGTTAACTCTTCGTAGCGAGGGTGGCTTTCACTCACGCTATACATCTAAGTATGGAGCTGAGTGGCATAAGGGTATGATCTATGTCAATAATGTGCCAAATTTCGAGTTTATTCTTTGGCATACTGGGAATACCGATGAGAGCACCTCAGGCTGTCTGATTTTGGGCGACTCTCAGACAAGTAATTTAGTCAAAGCTGACGGTTTTGTCGGATCGAGCGTAAATTCGTATAAAAAGGTCTATCCGATTGTGAGAGACGCAATATTATCAGGTGAAGAAGTTTTAGTAAAATATGTAGATTTTGATGATACAGGTGACAATGAATACATTGCAGTATCAGGAAGAGAGCCAGTATTTAGTAAAAGTTTTGTAGAAGATACTAGTCAACAAGAAACTGAAGTATATGACTTTAGTAAAGACTTTCCTAAATGGCCTAATGTAACTTTCAAAGTTCAAAAACCATTAATCTACAGTGAAGAATTAAAAGAATGGCAAAAAGTTGTTGGATTAACCGCAGATGGTTGGTATGGCAACGGATCTAAAAATAAAGTTCTTGAACTCCAAAAGGAGTTCGGATTAAAAGAAGATGGTGTCTTAGGAAAAATAACTTGGGATACTTCTTTTGCAAAAGAAATATAAGTTAGGAGTATGATGGTATTATCAGATGCTTTTAAGGTCTCTTTGATAAGAGCAGCTAGAACTGGACTACAAGCAGGTATAGGCGTAATTGTAGCTACCCAATCTGGGTGGATGGAAATGTCTGTACTTGAAGGTGCGTTAATTGCAGCAGGAGCTGCGTTCTTCTCAGCGTTGCAAAATGCTATGGAAGAAGCACCCTTTAAGTTCATGTCTAATGTTCCAAAGGGTTAATTTAATTTCGTAAAAACGAAATTAGGTGCGCTAAATTGACTGGGGGGCTAAAAAGCCCCCTTTGTCTTAGGAGAAATATGTACGAATATAAGATACAGATCACAAGAGTTCTTGATGGCGATACAGTCGATGGAATTATAGATCTTGGGTATAGCACTTATGTACGAAAAAGAATTAGGTTTGTAGGTTTTAATGCACCTGAAACAAGAACAAGAGACAAATCTGAAAAAGAAAAAGGTATAATAGCTAAAGACTGGTTAATTAAAAAATGTGCTGATGAACAAAACCAGTTTTATCTTAAATCTCATGGTTTAGGCAAATTTGGGAGAGTGTTGGGTGAGTTATTCACAATTAGTAGCAAAGAGTCAGTAACAAAAGAAATGTTATCTGAAGGTTTAGGTACAGAATATTACGGTGGAAAAAGATAATTAAGCCGTAGTGAAAGGCTTGATTAATGCTACATCGCTTCAACAGTTTATTACGAATAATGATCGTGATCTTCTTAGCTGTACCAATTTATCCAATAAGTCCAGCTTACGCTACAGAAGTAACAGAAACAGAAACATTTGATGGTACTAATGGTGCGCAAGTAACAGATTTAGTAGCACCATTTAATAGTGGTACTATTGCAACAAGAAACGACCAAAACTGTTGTGGTGTAGGTGGACAATATTTTTTAAGTTTAAAAGATAATTACTCAGGTGGTCCTCAGGCTACTTCTTATACATTTACTTTGCCTCATACTGATCACGATATAAAAGAACTTGGCTTCAGAATGGCAGGAGTAAATGAAAACTATACTATTCAATACAACTATTCAGACAGTACTAGCGATACAGTAAGTTACAATGCTCAAAACAGTTCTACTTACGAAGATATAACTAGAACTATTACAGATAAATACTTTACTACTTTTGTTGTTACTGTATCTGATTGGTCTGGTATAGATACAATATATTGGAAATATGATTCAACACCTGTACTCAATGTCCCACAAAATCTTACAGCTACTCCAAACTATGAAAATGGAACAGTAGTAATAGATTGGGACGCACCAACTACTAGCAATACTTCAGTAGAACAATATGAAATAGCTTGGGGTGTTGGAGATACAGAAGTAACTTCTCAAACTGCTACAACTACTGATACTGAATATTCAATTACAGCTAGTGCTATGAATACAGCATTTAGTGAAACGCATGGTGTATTGCATGTAAAAATTAGAGCGCAAAATACTACAAGTTCAGTAAATTCTAATTACACATCAGTAGTAGCTTCAACTGTTGTAAATAAACCTGCAAAACCAACCAACTTAGCTGTAAATGAAACAGATGGTACTTATAGAATAAGCTGGACTGCCTCTAGTGGTGGTTTTGTAAGCGATACTTCTTACAGGTTATATATTAAAGCAGGCGATATTGATTATGTCCAGTTGAGTGCAGTTATTACAGATACTTATATCGATATGCAACATACAAACTTAACAGAAACTACTGCATTTCTTTATTACATAGCTTCTTGTGGTAGTGAAAATGATTGTAATGTTGATAGCACTAATACAGTTGGCTATACATATACTTATGTAGCGCCTTCTCTTGGTCCACCTATGAATCCAACAGTAGAAAATGTTTACGATACAGGTGTGTTAGTTGAATGGGATGTGGCTAATACAGGCAATAGAACTGCTGAAACTTATTCATTGTATTACAGAATTAATGGTACAAGTGATAACACAATTGTTACAGGAATAACAGATACTGAATACACAATACCTTATAGTGCAATAACTGATAATACTTATGTGTTTAGTCTTAAAGCTTTAAATGCAACTCTTAGTTTAGAATCTGGATATTCAACTGAACCAACTTTAGCAGTTGTAAATCAAAAAGTTTTAGATGATATTGCAGCAGTTGAAGCACAAGCGGCGGCAGAAGCACAAGCAGCAGCAGAAGCAGCGGAAGCCGCTTATCAAGCTGAGCTTCAAGCTAATCTTGCTGAGACTGGTGTGTTAGAAACAAATGCAGAGCGTGAGTACAGAGAAGCTACTGAAGTAATAGTTATTGTTATGGAAGATGGATCTGAGGGAGAATACACACAAGTAGATGTTAACGATGGAACTGTTGAAAGAGACAATCAAAGAGCAGCTAATGAAGAGAAATACGGATGCTATGTTACAGACGAAGCTATAGCTAGGGGTGACTGTGGTAATATAGAAATATATGAAGAAGAAGAAGAATACACAGATACCGAAGGAAAGTTTCCTGAAGATGATGATCTGGTATATAAAGTGGCAGATGGAACTGAAGATCAGGAATATGACGATATACCTGAAGAAGAGCTTGAGTGGGCTGAAGAAGATGAAATTATTTATGAAGTTTATGACGAAGACGATGGATGGGTTGAAGTTTCAGAAGAAGAGTTTGAAGAAATACTTGAGTTCGAAGCTGAGCGTGATGCAAAAGAACTAGAAGTACTAGAAACTTACGACCTTGAACAATTAGAAGAACTTAATCTATATATACCTGAAGATGAACTTGAAGGTCTTACCGAAGAAGAAATTTTAGAAATTGAAAAAGAATTTATAGAGTTTATTGAAACAATACTTATTGTTGAAGAATACATAGAAGAACTTGAGTGGGAACAAGAAGAATTTATTGTAGAAATAGTGATAGAAGAAGATATAGACTTAATAGATGTATTAGTCAATACAGGTGTATTCCCACCTACTGATGAACAAAAACAAGAAGATTTAGAAAATTGTAAAGATTGTCAAGTAATAGTTATTATTGAAGACTTCCCTGATGAACTGCCTGAGGTAGTCAGTGAGTTAGAAGAAATCCTTGAAGAAGATAAATTAACTGAGGAAGAATTAGAAGATTTAACTGAAGAGGAAGTTGAGGAATATAAGGAAGAGCGTAAAGAAGTTGTAGAAGCTTATGTTGAAGAGTTAGAGGAAGAAATACTTGAAGAAGTTTTACCTGAAACAGTTACTGTAGAAGAATTTGAGGAGATCAAGGAAAAAGAGGTTGAGGAGCTTACAGAAGAGGAAGTAGAAATAGTAGTCGAGGTAGCAGCGGAAGTTATCGAAGAGGTCGTTGATATAGAGGAATTAGAGGAAGTAATAGTATCTGAAGACATAGAAATCTTGGAAGAAGAAGAACTTGAAGAATTATCTGAAGAAGAACTAGAAGCTTATGAAGAAGAAATTGAAGAAGTTATACAAGAGTATGTAGAAGAACTAGCTACGGAAGAATTAGTAGTAGTGGTAGAGCAGGTCGCAGAAGTTGGTGTCGAAAACCTAGCAGTAGCCGATGAACAAACAGTAAAAGTTATTCAGGCAGTCGTTTCTGAAGTCGTTGATGTAGAAACAGTTGAAGAATTAACAGAAGAAGAAGTAGAAGTAGTAGCTGAAGTTTTGGGTTTCGAAGAAAGTGAAGATGTCGAGATTATTGCACAAGCCGCAGCTACAGACGAAAATATAGCAGAAGCTGTTGAAGAATATGTAGAAAGAGCTGTAGAAAATGCTGAAGATTCAGGACAACCTTATACAGTAGCTGACGCAGTTACAGAAGTTCAGTTAGAAGCTTTCTTGGAAGATCCTATTGGTGAGTTAACAGACATAGATATAAGCGCTATTGAAATTGGCAATATAGGTGGGGACATGACGCAAGATCAAAAAAATAAAGCCGTTGAGGTTGTAATACCAGTAATCATAACTTCACAGATTATAATAAGCTCTACAACCACATTAACTAATACTTTAACTAGGAGAATTTAATGATACGGAAGTTAATAGGGTGGTGGGGGAGAGTAATAAAGAAAATATTATTATTTCTTTATGATGTAATGGGATTACCTTACATGATCGTTAAAAAAGCGATCCAGATCATAATTGAAATATTAAAGAAAACATACTTAGCTGTAAAAGCTTTTATGAAGTATGTAGTAAATACATTAAGTTTTATATATAAACTTGCCGTTAGATTCGTTAAATATTTACCTGTATTGTTAAAGAAATTAGGTAAATGGTTTATAGCAGCAGTAAAAGAAAGTATTGCACAAATTTTTACACTTTTAGGATTTTTTATAGCTTGGCTTACCTTAACAGGTGGTGCCAAAGATATAGTCGGAATTGCAATATTAGCTTCAACTGCTCTATGGTTAGTAACAATCAATTTGAGGAATGATTAATGGAAGAAGATAACTGTTGCGGTACAGGTTGTTGTCAGGATAATGGCTAAACACCAACCGCCAAAAAAAGTAAGCAGATACGAAAGAGCTAAAACTGTGATCATAAGAATGATTGCTGTTTTCGTATCGCATGGTCTAGCAATTATTGGTGCTGGATCAATAATAGGTATTGACACCCTAAGCTCTGTGCTTTTAGCTGGATCTCTGGGTGTCGCCAAAGTTACTGAAGATTTAGCAAGAGCATATTTAGATGATGGAAAATTAACAATTGATGAAATTAACGAAGTATTTGGTACAATGGACGAAAAGAGTTAATATCATGACTGAAAATTCACATAACACAAACATGACACAAAAAGAGATGATCTTGCTTGTTTTAGATGGTCAACAAAAGATCAACGATAGAGTTGATCAATTACATGAAAAGGTAAATACAAAAATATCTAGATCTGAGCTAAGTGGTTGGCTTGTAGCTGTATCCGCATTAGTAGTTCTAGTACAAGCCGTAATGTAAAAATCATTCCCAGAAGGGAGAACAAATGACAGAAACACTATTAATTATAATTCTAGGTATTATATCTATTGCTTCTTTAGGATATCTAGGTTATGTAATAAACAATTTTTTTAAATACTTCTTGAAGATAATGAATGAAGTAACAAACGATAGGAATAACAATGACAAAAGTTTATAGATGTAAGACATGTAACAATCCTTTAAAACACATGTCAGGAACGCAATGGGTATGTATACAAAGCGAAAAGAACTGTAAAGACTCATTAGGGGTTACACTGATACATGAAGAAGAGTAAATATGAAAGTTTGGATAGATCAAGATCTTTGTACTGGTGACGGTCTCTGTGAGGAGATCGCACCAGATGTATTCATTGGTTTAGATGACGGATTATTTTATGTAAAGGATGGAGATAAGATATACGCTGACGCAGAAGGTAATGAAGAAGGAGCTAAAGGTTTAGCTACTGTACCTAAAGGTCAAGAAGAAGCAGTAATAGAATCTGCTGAAGAATGCCCAGGTGAGTGTATTATGATCGAGCCTGATTGAATCCTACTTGTCCAATATGCAACTCAACTTTATTTGAGAGACATGCAGGACTTTACTGTTACAACTCTGAATGTCCACAATTTAGTCAAAAAGTGATAGCTTGTTGCGAGGGTGGACCTTGTTAAATTTTTTTTATTTTTTATTACACATATAACTACAGTATGTATATATTTATAGAAGTACATTTTAAGCGGTAGAATAAACGCTGAGTAGCTTTGTACAAAGGATTGAGAATGGTTGATAAACCAATTTCGACCGAGGCACAAGTTGTTGGCTTTGTGAGTGACTTTTAGATTGCAATGTGTAAGCTAGGAAGTAACACCGAATGCAGACGGATAGTGGGGCCAACCACTAAGGGAATGTATAGAAAGCGGCAGGAATGCCGCTTTTGTTTTTCTAGGGTAAATCGTCTAATTCCCATTTTTCTCCCCAATATGAGTCTTCTGCTACTCTAATATCGGAAAGCTCCCCTAAATAAGACCAAAACGCCTTACAGAAGAAACCAAATAAAAATCCTATAAAATAATCCATAGCTGTGAATATTATCACAAAGTAAATAAAGATAAGGTTTTATAATGTTAAATTATTGTGACTAAAACTAAAGTATCTCTGGCTCTTCCGCAATATCATTGGACCCGCTATTAACCTCGTGATCATTATCTTCTGGGTTACGCTCTG